TAATAAACCTAAAAGATTCTTAAGGGGTAATCCTATTTCTGTTTTATCTGAAAGAGAAGCCATTGCTACTCACAATCACATTCTTCTATATTTTTACCACAATCACATTTAGGATTAATCATAGTTTATCCATTTCTGCTTTAATATCTTCTTTAGAAATTGGAGTAGTTCCATTAATCCATGTAATTTCACAATCCTCAAAAGAATTTCCTGAAGCTACATAAGAAGCATCAACATTAATAATGTGTATTGCTTTTTCCATTTTCATTTCCCAAGTCATGCTAATATCTCCATCATTGTAATATAACTATAAAAACCCCCACCTTGTGCATTCCAACCATTTTGAGTTGAACTTGTACCTCTCATTTGTGTTTTATAAGTCAGAGCTGAACTAGATGATGGTGTATCTAAATATGTAAAATTAAACATTTGACCCATAATTTTATCTGAATTAGAGCCTCCGTTATCATTATACAAACCAAGAGAAGCACTATCAGGATTTACGATATAAATTTGTGTGCTATCTCTAAAAATTTTTATTCCCCATCTATTGTCTGCTTGTTGGCTTTCATTACAATAAAGATATTGTGAAACTGTTATTAAAACTTTGCTTGATGAAGCACTAGGAGTTATTGAGCCAGTTAAATTTGTGTCATGCCAACTGTTATCATTTGAAACAGTTTTTGTTGTGTTTGTGCTTCCAACTGTAACTTGAGCAACTTTACCACCACCAGCACCAGTTACAGTACCAGTAAAGGTAAAGTTTTGTGATAAGTCAATTCCAAGTGGTAATAATTTTACTAAAGCCATTATGGTTTCTCCCAAATTGAATGTGTTAATTTTCTATCGCTATCTCTAGCAAGTAATTCATCATATTTAGAACTATCGTAATCGGCAGGTATATCTCTTAGCTTTTGTCTATATTGAGTTTGTGCGTCTGTCATAGAACCACGCATAACCCACCAATCAGTAGCTTCTAAATGTTCTTTTCTTAATTCTTTTATAAATGCTAATTTTCTGTCATTAGCCTTAGACTTCCAATCAGCAATTTCTGCCTCTAATGTTTCTAATTCTTTCCCAGTTATTTCTTCTTTAGTAACTCCAGAAGGTGTAATTTTATTTGTATAGTATGCCATTATTTTGCTATCCCATAAATTTGATAATCAAAAGTTGTTGCGTCATTACCGGCCGCATGAACTCTAAATCCTGTTACTGTATTTGTATTATCCATTCCAAGAGCAAAATCAGAATGAATATAATCGCCATAGTCAGCACGATAACCCCAATTATGACCAGAAACAGAACATGAAAAAGCCGAAGAATTTGGATTTACATAAATGTAAAAGAAATAACTTCCTGTTCTATTTGAACTTGCATCTAAACCACTTCCCATTCTAGCTTGTGCTTGGTTTTCTTCACCTTGTGTAAATCTATCACTTGCATTACTTCTAAATCCATGAGCTGCTGCCCAATAGTTTGAAGCAGTAAAAGCACCTCCACCATCAGCAAATTGAAAATCTAAAGTATTACCTTGTAATCCTGTTACTTTACTAAGTAATACTAAATAACAATGATATGTTGATGAAATAAAACCTACTAAATCATGGTTAACTGCTGAACTTGCACTTCCTGCTAATAATTTAACATGAGTACCACTAGGTAAATTAGATTTCTGCACATACTTTAATGCACCACTAGCTGCACTATCAGATATTAAAAACTTATCAGCATCAACCAAAGAAGTTTTTTCTGGGTGTCCAGTAATAGCTGTAACATCTAAATGTTCTTCACTAATTGAATCATCTGCAATTTTATCAGCATTAATTGCGTCTCCAGCAATTTTTGCTTGTGATACTGCAAGACTTTGTATTTTTGCAGTAGATATTGTGTCATCACTTGGAACTCCAATATCATTAACATTACCTAATACTAGGATTTGATTTATAACATCACTCGAACTTAATGAACTTGCAAAAACTATTGTGTCATTTACAATATTGAAACTGCTACCAGCAGTTTGTAAAACTCCATTTAAAACTACAAGACAATGATTAGCTGATTGAGGATATACAGCA